TCATCAACCGACCGCACGTCGTCCGGCTTAAATGTTTTCATATTATCAAAATAGGTTGTCACATAGGTTGACGCCGTTGTTGTTGTGTTTAATAAAAACGCTTCCATTGTCACGGCCGTCAATGTGGCTTGACTTGGACTTTGATCAATTCCGTTGCTACTTAATTTTTGACTGAATTTTTTAAACAAATTATTTTCCGAACTTGTTAAATTATTTACAACTGGCAATTGTTGTATCGAACTAAAATTTGTAAATTTTTTCGCGTCGGAATCCCAACCATAAAAATGCGTTAATTGTGGCGTCACAAAATCCAAACGCAAATCAATTTTAAATGAAACGTTTGCTTCAACACCGCCGCCGCTTGTTTCCTCAACAAAATAATAAAATTCCAATCCGAATTGGTTTAATTCCTCAAAGAAATTCGCAACGTCTATTGTTCCAAAACTTTGAAAATTCATTATCTTTATATTTTCCGGACTTGTTGGCGCGGTTCCGGTCAACCTCAACGCCTTTTTGCCCTTGAATTTAAAATCGGCGTCAACAACTTCGGCGTAATTATTTAAAATGGTCCAATCGCTTGCGCCGTATTCAAAACCTGAATTGTAAAATTCACCTCGCAAATTGTTTTGTTTTGACTTGACAACAACAGAATTAAGCGGTTGCAAATATTCAATATTAAAATCGCCGCCAATCGGTGTCAATTCTTTTGGCGCCACCAACACAACCGGTTCGTTGATCGTGTCAACAATAGCGCCCAAATAATCGTGACGCCTATTTTTTACGCGTTCATTATGCGTTGAATTTAGTTGATTAAAAATGTCGTTTTGAATGCCCGTTGGAACGGCATTGTTTGCTTGTAATGACGCCAAAATTGAATCCTTGACCGTAATGTCAAAAATGTTTGACGCTTCTACAATGTACCATTCACCAAACGATTGAAAAATCCTTTGATTGTATAAACCTAAAATCAATTCCAATTGTTGTTTTGCGTTGAAAACATCAAAATCGTTTGCCAATTCTTGCGCCGCGAACATTGTCGCATTGTATGGAAAAACCGAATCGGTTGAACCGTAATTGTTTCCCGCAATAAGTGACGAAAATGTGATGTCATTAATGCAATTAATTGGAATGTCCAAATCTAAATTTTGCAAAATCAATGCAATGCGCTGAATGTCGTTGTAGGAATTATTATTTGATGACGAATAAAAATCGGCAACCGTGCCGTCAAAATCTGAAAGTGTCCCCAAACCGTCAAACGCGTTCAAAGTAATTTCAAACGGCGGCGATTGTAGTGATTCGCGGAACCTATCAACCACCAAAAAGCCGGTCCAAAATAAACCGAAATCGTTGTGAATGTCATTTGAAATTTGACTTTCAATACAATTCAAACTTTCTATTATTCCCGAATCATTAAAAACCCTTTTTTGATAAAACGTTGAATCTTTGAAAAACTTTGTTTCGTTTTCTAAACAATCAAACGATTCAATGAACCCATTGTCCGCAACAATTCGCGTTTCAAAATCATCAACAATTGGTTTGGAATAATAAACATTTACTTTGTATTCGCGTTCGTCAAACTTGTAAAAATCATCATAAGAAACCGAATCGGTGACAAACAATTTTAATTGACATTTTGATCCGATAATTGATTTATAAAAATCGTCTGATGATTGCCACGAAATTTGAACGGGATTTGCGCCGCCGATAATTGGCAAAACATCACCGGAATAATTTTTTTTAAGTATTTCAAGTTTTTTTGGATACCCCAAAACGTCCGAAAATTCAAGCCTATATTTTACGCCGTATGCCATAAGTTGTTTTTAATATATTCGTCCGGCCGTTTCATTGGCGCGTTCAATCGCAATCAATAAGTCTTGACCGTCAACCCTCACATTTCCGGTGACGGTTAAATTTCCACCACCGGCGCCACCAATCATTGATTGCAGTTTGTTAAGCGGTGCAATGACTTCCGGATTTTGTCGCGCGCCTGGATATTCACCAACCAATCCCATTGTTGGACCGCTAACAATACCACCATTGGCGAATGCGGCCGCTTCACCGCTTGCAATTTTTGGAATAACCGATTGAATGACTTTTGATATTGCAATCAAAGCAACCCCGGCCGCGATTGCGGTTGCGGGTGATTTGAATGCCATTTTAATGGCTTTCATTGTCAAACCGATTTTTATTGCGGCACGCCCTAAATTTTCGGCAATTTGTGCGATTCCGCCAATTATAACGCCACCCAATGCACCCATTAAATTGCCTCCGCTTGTAATTGCGCCACCAATCGCACCGGCCATTCCACTAACAATGTTTTGCATTCCGGACGTCATTATTTGACCGGCTTGTTGTTGAAACAATGCGGCCTTTTCTAATAATAAAATTTGACTTTCACTTAATGCCGCTTGTTGTTCGGCAATTGCCGCCGGGATTCCCGCCGTGTCGGCTTTTATTGCGTTTGTGACCGGTGTCATAATACCGCCGGATTCAAGCGCCGAAACACTTGAAACGGCACCACGACCACCACCACCGCCACCGGACGTTGTTGTTGTTCCGCCCCCGCCACCGGCCGCAGCTTGACCGCCGTCACCGGCTGAAACAACCGCCACCGGAACGACAATTGGCGAAATTTGTTTTTGTTCTAATGCCTCGTTGAAATTATCAACAACACTTGAACCCAATGTTTTGGCGTCGGTTTTTATATCATTGAACGCGCTAATCATATTGTCTTTAATACCTTTTGACGCCTTAACAAAACCGGCTTTTATTTGTTCCGGATCAAACGTGAAAATCCCCATTATAATGTCACCAACGCCACCCAATATTGAAACAATATTTTTTCCGGCCGTTTTTAAAATTGTGACCAATGTTGAAAAAACAAATTTTCCAACCGCAACCAAATTTTTGAATTGCATAATTATTGCGTCCACGGCCAATTGTATCGGCAACGAATTGTTGTATAATTCAATAAAATAATTGCCGACTTTAATCAATGCGGCTTTTATACCCGCCCAATTTTTATAAATAACAACGCCAACCGCCGTCAATGCAGCAACGACCAAACCAATAGGCCCGGTCATCAAAGTTAATGCGGCACCGATTGCCGGCGCCATTGTTAAAAGTGTTCCAATTATTGCAATCACCGGTCCCAATGCAGCGACAACGCCGCCAAATATTAAAATAATTTTTTTAACCGTTGGCGACAAATCGCCGAATCGTTGAATTAAACCATTCAAAAAAGTCACTAATTTTGTAAATACCGGCAAAATAATTTCACCAAATCGCGCCGCTAATTCTTTTAATGACTCTTGAAAAATACGCATTTGATTTGCAGCGCCACCGCTTGTTCGTGAAAAATCACCTTGGGCGTTCGCCGTTTTTGCCATAATAAATTCATATCTCAACGCGACCTTTTCCGCTTGCGACATTGTTCCATTGCGAAGTTTTTCAAATTGACTTCGGTCATAACAACGCCCAATCTTTTCAATGATTCCGTTTCGCCCGTGAAAACGCCGGCCAATGCCGTTTGCGCTTGTTCAATATCAATGTTTTTAAAAGACGCCAAATCGCCGGCCAAACCAACTAATTGGGTTGACATTCCCGCCGCGGCGTTTGTTGACAATCCCATTGATGTCGCCATATCACCAAACAATGCAGCCATATCAAGCGCGGAACCCTCGGCGATTCCGAATTCTTTTAATGTTGTTTTTGCGAATTCTTTGACTTCTTTTCGTGAGTTTCCAAACGCAACATCAACCTTGTTCATTGATTCCTGGAAATCACTTGCAAATTTTATCGCAGCGCCCCCGGCGGCAACCAACGGCAACGTCAAACGTGTGGACATTTGTTTTCCAACGTTTTGCATTTTGGAACCAAAAGATTGCATTTTTGCCGAAGCGCTTGACAATGCGCTTTTAAGTTTCGACGAATCGCCGGTGATGTTTAATTTTAAATTTGATTCGGCCATAAAAGGAATATTTTAGACAAAAATACAAAAAAAAAGACGCATTAAAATTTAAAAAATTTTTTCAATTTTATACGAAGGTAAATTTTGATTGTTGAATGTTCTCGAATTTTTGGTATATATATACCGCAGCGGTATAAAAACCGCTTAAAACGGCTAAAAAGCGCCTTAAATCAAATGTCCGTTTTCGGTACTTTTGCCGTTTTTTGTAATTATTTTAACGTCTTTTTGTTCGTCATTTGTTTGGCTTTTAATTCAAACGCTTCCATTTGTTCCCGTGTTGATTTTGGTTTGGCGCGTTCAATTTGACGTTTTTTGTCAACCGGCAATTCAAACAATTGTTCCGGTTTCAACATTTGCGATTTCTTTTGACATTGGACATTGTGAATCATTGCGGCCAAATACCGCGTTTGTTCCCATTGCAAATTGATGTTGTTGTGATAATGTTCGGCGATTAATCCGTTTTCACGCCACGTTTGCCGCCAAAAATCGTTTGGTTTTATGCCAATCAAACCAATATAATAATCGGTTAAAGTTTCAAAATTTACTTTTTTGACGGCTTCACCTTTCCCGGCTTTTCCATTTCGGCGTCTAACGAGTTGCCCAAAATTTTGGATTGCAACATCGCGTTCACAATGTCATTGATTGTTTCCGCTTCCAAATCGTCCAACCACGCACCAACGGTGAAAATATTGTAATCAACATCGTTTCCGTTTTCCTGGTCGTTTGCCAATATTGCGGAATAAATAAGCGCCCGCAATCCTTTTAATGATATACCGTTTTGAAAAACGTTTCCGATGTCTTGAAGTGAAATTCCCATTTGTTCGGTAAATTCCGACCAAAAATTCATCGAAA